GGCAGCCCTTTATGGGGATGTGTAAAATATGCTGGCCACAAAATTAATTTTCCTTGTTCTGGTTTTATTTTTATGTTTTGTTCTGGAAAATAAGTTTGACCTTCTTCTACTGTATTTAAATATAGTATAAAAGCTAGTATGCGACTACTATCTTTTTTTTCCATATTTTCACAATGAACCAAATGATAACCTTCATTAGGTTTTGTTTTTTGTAATTTTGTGTCATATATTTTATGGCTTTGTAATTTATTTAACATTGAATATTTTAAAGCATAGTCTGGATAACAGTTTTTCCAAAATATTTTTAAAAAAGGTGTGTCATAATATTTTAAATTTATAGATTCATCTTCAACTACATTTGTAGTTCTTTTATATCTTTGAATATCTTTGTAGTACATTTTTATATAATCTTCGCAAAATTCTTTTGAATATATATTTTTAAATATACCTATGTGTTCTATGACTTTCATTTAAAAAACACCTGTAACGTTAATCTTTCTTCTGGTGCATTATAGTTTATAATACTTGTGCCATGTCGGGTGTTGTTTGTGTTAATAATTAATTTATTAAATTCTGGTTTTTCTGCGTTAAGTTTATCATCTTTTAACCAAAGATATAAACCACCCCAATCTATGTCCCAATTTTTATTTAAATAAATAGTACAACCGTGAGTATAGTTAGTGTCGTTATGAAAAGGTATTTGACTACCTCTAGTCCATATATAAAAATGACCTATAATTTCTTTATCTTTAAAAGATTTATCTAATTTTACAAATTTACTTTTAATGTAAGTTAAATCAATTTTATTCAATTCATAAGCTAATACTAAAGAAGAACCTTTAACAATATTTTTTCCCCAATTAATATTAGATTTCCATATTGGTTTGTATTTTTGAGATTTAATTATAAGTTTTTGTAAAAAATTATCTATAAAAACCTCATCTAAAAAATTTTGTTTTACAATAATCATTTAAACGGTAAACCTAAATTCCAAATTACCAAAGAATATCTAGTTCCCTCTGTTACAGGTTTAACTCTATGCCAAACAAAACTTGGAAAAACAACAATAGAACCTTGCTCTCTTATTTCTTTGCATACCCTAGGTTGTTGTTTAATTTTTGGATCATTTTGTCTAAAATCAAATTCTAAATCACCTCCTTCATAATCATTTGGGTCTGAAAGAGAACAAGTTACAGATAACTTTCTTATCTTACCGAATATATTTTTTTTAGATTCGTCTTTGTAGGGTTCTTCCCAAGAATCACAATGCCAATCATAATATTGATTTTTTTTATATTTTGTAAATTGACAAGATTCAGACCAGTCCCATTTAAAATTCCAATTTGCACTTTGATTAGCTTTGTGTATAAAAGGATGTATTTCTCTATATATCCAAGGATCATCTAACCAAACAATGTTTGAATTTCTTTTCTTTTTTAAATCTCTAACATCTTCTTGATTTAATTTTTTACCTTTTTCTAATTTAAGGTCTTGTTTTCCTGTTACACCTATTTCTTCTTTTTTTGTTTTTCCGTATTTTATCAAATCATTACAAAAAGATTTAGGTAAAACTTTTGGAAAATACCAATAATAATATTTTAAATTCATTTGAGATCACCTTCTTTTATTATCTATATGCATTATAACATATTTACAATGCTTTGTAAAGCGTTAAAAAACAACTATATTAAGTCTGCCAATCGTCTGCTCCTAGATGATGTAATTGACCATCTAATCTCCAAACACCAGGGCAGAAACTATTACCAGAAGGTTCTTTAATTAAAACTCTACCGCTTCCACCGTTTCCACCTGATCCGCCTGGTGAAAATGAGCCATCGCCACCTCCTCCAGCTCCATACTGAGCTGCTCCGTTTCCACCTTCTCCACCACCTTCATTAGGTGATCCGTGACCACCACCTCCTGGTGGTGAAAATCCAACGGAGTTATTAGATCCATACTGACCTCCTCCAACTCCTCCGCCACAAAAAATTAATCCAAGTTTAGCTGTATCAGTAAAAATACCAGAATCAGCAGCACCAAAAGAAGATGGTATAGGTGTTCCATTTCCTCCAGCTCCATTAGGTGGTCCCGATCCAGCACTTCCTGCTCCACCTCCTCCGCCTCTATAAGCTCCTGGTGAACCACCATTATTACCTGCTGGTCCTCCTGTTCCATCTCCTCCTCCAGATCCAGTGGGGGCATCTCTACTGCCGCCAGCACCAAAACTAGCTGATAACGGAGAACTTGCACCAAGAGTGGTTACTCCTCCATCATTTCCGTGATTATTACCTCTTACTCCAGATCCTCCTGCAGCAATAGTTATAGGGAATGCAGCTCCTGGTAAAGGATGTCCTGGTGTAAAAGTCACTTGAGCTCCTCCGCCAGCTTCTCCTATTCCACCTCTACCTGCTCCGCCTCCTCCAACTAAAGCTACATCACAATTAGCTGCTTTTGCATAAGTTAATTGAAAAGAACCATTTGTAGATGTAATGTTGTGTATTACTTCTGGAAAATCAGATGGAGCGTTTGCTACTCCAAAAACTCCACCTTTAATAACATCATTTAATTCTATTTTAGTTAATTTTCTTATACTCATTAAACTGTCTCCCATTTTTGAGCGCTTGCATCCCACTCGTAATTTATATCACTATCCCAAAAATTTACAGCTGTCCATTTTTGATTATCTTCATCCCAAGTAGTTTTATAAAGCACACCTTTAGTAGGTAACTCTGATATAGAACTTGAGGACCAAGTTTCATTGCTAGAATTAAAATCCCAAAAAGAATTATCGTGTTTTACACCTATATAAATTTCTCTATTTCTATCCCATCTAATATCATACTGATATTCTGTTGACTCATGGGTATAATTCATAACAGAAGGAACAGCTAAAGGTGATTTCCAAGTATATTGTGCATTCCAACTATCCCATACGGTGCTTCTAATCCAAGTAGGGTGTGGTTTAGGTAAAACCATTTGCACTGGTGGAACCCAGTCAAAATCATTGTTTAAATCCCAAGAATCAAAAGGTTTTTCTGTTATAAAAACATTATTTGTAGAGTTATAAGTGAAGTCTTTTCCAGCGTAATTTTTTCTAAAAGTACTATTATAAGATGTTTGTTTCCAATAAACAGTTTCGTTTACACTTCTTGGCGTGTTGTTTTGAACCCATGTTTCAGCTTCAGTAGATAAGTCTCCACCATTAGCATTTATATCCTCATTAGAAAAAACTAATACTCTAACAACTTTATTATTTGATTCTTTTATTTCAGCAAAGTGAGCCACGTTTTATGAGCCTCCTTAACTTAGTTCTTCGTAGTTTATTGTAATTGTTAAATCTGAAGCAGCTCCAGCACCAGCTTCTATATTATCTCCTTCTTCAAGATATAAGGCGGTGTTTTTATCAATTACAACTAATGTTGCGTCAGCGGGAACAGATATTGTGCTTGCAATTTTTACTGGATCTCCCCCTGATTTTGTAATCGCAACACTTAAATCTGCTGCGTTAGAACCATCTATATTTGCTACGATTATATTATTAATTTTAAAAACTTTTCCTGACGATCCTGCATTTGCAAGGATTTCAGTAGTTAAAGTTGTGGTTAGAGCCGCTTGAACAGACTTAGCTGTTATCGTTGCTACATTTACTAAATTTGGTGCTGACATTATTTATTTTCCTTTTTATTATATTTATAATATATATTATTTTTATCCAAAAACTAGTGCCATTGCAATAGCTTTTCCTGTTGTAGTCTTAGTGTTTATTTGTGTTTGAATTGCACTTGTTACACCGTCTGAGTAGTTTAATTCTACAGCAGTTGCTGTTACATTTGTACCGCCAATATCTAGTGTAGTCATTTGTACTTCTCCTGCAACAGTTACTAAACCATCTGCAACAGTTATTAAATCAGTATCGTCTGTGTGACCTATTGTTGAGCCATTTGTAATAACATTATCTACTGTTAATGTTGTTAGTGTTCCTAGTGAAGTTATATTTGCCTGAGCAGCAGTTGAAAGTGTACCTGCAATATTACCACCTGATACATTAATACCAGCACTAAAGACTGGTATAGCAGCAAAAGTTGCTATTCCTGTTTGTGTAAGAGTACCACTTACATCTAAATTTCCATTGACATCTATTAGGGTTGAAGTAATGTCTATTTCATCATCAGCAGCAATAGCTAAATCGCCATCAGCAGTTGAACTAATATGTATTGCAGAATCACGAAACTGAATTTTCATTGCAGCATTTAATAGTAAACCGGTATCAGCAACATGAGTTAGTGTTACATCTTGGTCAGCGCCAAATTGAATTGTACTAGCGTCTGCAAGAAATAAATCAGAAAATTCTTTTGAAGCAGAACCTAATGTTGTGCCATCAGCAGAAGTGGGAAGAATAGAAGTCCCAAAAG